ATGCCAATGTAGATTGGTCTGGAAATGCTGGATATGATGTTAATGACCCAAAGACTTATTTCAGCACTATGGGTTTGGCTGCTTAAGACTAGCCCATGTAAAACCTCGTGAACCGCGCCCGCGGGTGTCACAAATTGTGGCTAACGGTTAGGTCCTTAGTGGATGAGACCGTGCCAAGATTCTTCATAATATTCATTAAAAAGGAGACTTATTAATGATTATTGGAGAAATATATATAATAACAAATATTCAAAATAATAAAGTTTATATAGGACAAACAATTCGTCCTGTAGAATATAGATTTAATAGGCATATTAATGATGCTTTAAATAATATATTAGATACTCATTTCGCTAGAGCCATTAGAAAATATGGCCCACAAAGTTTTAAACTTCAAGTTATTGATAATGCCGAAACACAAGATGAATTAAATGAAAAAGAACAATATTGGATTCGTTTTTATGATTCAGTTAATCAAGGGTATAATGAAACCGATGCCATTTCAAAATGTGGTGGTAATACTTATCAATCTAAAACCGAAGAAGAAATGAGTATTATTAAAGAAAAAATTCGTAAAACAAAACTTGGTGCTAAGAATCCAATGGCACGAAAAGTAAAACGAATTAATGTAAAAAACAATGAAGTGGATATTTTTGATACTGTTATTTCTTGTGCTAGAGCTTGTGGTATTAAAAATGGTAAAACTTCAATTAGCAATAGATTAAATGGAAATATTAAAACTCCATTTAAAAATACTTGGATATTTGAATATTATGAAGAATAAGGTGTAACGACTATCCCTGATGAGTGTAAGGGAGTAGGGTATGAGATAGGCACATACTCCAAGCGCGAGGCCGCGAAAGCGGAACATATAGTCTGTACTGATGGTAACATCAGATAAATACGTGTCGTACAGCTAATGGAGCAGATATAAATGCCGAACCTGGCACAAACCCACAAACCAAAGATGGTCGAGGGAATATTGCACCAGTAACAATTATTCTACCTACTTTAGCAATGCAAGCTGGAGAAGTAGAAGAATTCATGAAAATTCTTGATGAAAAAATTTGTGAAGCTAAGGATATGCTAATTGAAAGATTTGAATGGATATGCGCACAAAATCCTAAATCTGCAAATTTTATGTATGAAAATGGCACAATGATTGGATATCATCCAGAAGAAGGTATTCGTTCTGCTCTTAAACATGGAACTTTAGTAATTGGTCAGTTAGGTTTAGCTGAGTGTCTCCAAATTTTAATTGGTTGCGATCATACAGAAGAAAAAGGTATGGAACTCGCTAAACGTATTGAACAACTCTTTAAAGATAGATGCGCGCAGTTTAAGCAAGAATATAAGTTAAACTTTGGAGTTTATTATACTCCTGCAGAAAACCTGTGTTACACAGCAATGAAGAAGTTCAAAGAAGACTTCGGAGAAATTCCTAATATTAGTGATCGTGACTATTTCACAAACTCAATGCATGTACCTGTTTGGAAAGAGATTAGTCCTTTTGATAAAATTGATATCGAATCTGAACTAACTGGTTACTCAAGTGCAGGTTGTATTACCTATGTTGAATTAGAAGGAGCAGTTCTTAAAAACTTAAAAGCTTTAGAGCAAATAGTTAATTATGCTATGGATAAAGACATTCCTTATTTTGCAATCAATGTTCCTAATGACACTTGTTTAAAGTGCGGTTGGACAGGAGAAATTGGAAACGAATGTCCAGAGTGCGGCAGTACTGAAATCCAAAGGCTTAGACGAGTAACTGGTTATTTAACTGGAGATTATAAAACGGCATTTAATTATGGAAAGCAAAAAGAAGTTGAAGACAGATTTAAGCATAGCAAAAAGTTGTAAAGCTATAATTGCGGGATTATTAATTGGTTTGGGTGTTATTATTAACACCCAAACTAAGCCCCCAATTTTAGGAGCATTATTATTTAGTTTTGGTTTACTGACAATAATCCATTTAGGATTACCATTATTTACTGGAAAAGTAGGATTCTTAGGTAAAAACCTATTATCAATTCTTATATTTAATATAGTGGGAATAGAATTAACTTTCTTTGCTTATTGTTTAAGCAATCCTAAATATTATGAAATATTAAAACAAGCTGCTGAAATAAAATTTTCAAAAACTTGGTTGCAAATGCTTTTTGGTGGTATTTTTTGTGGAATGCTAATTCATTTCGCTGTAAAATGTAAAGTGTCTTATATAACATCAATGGCAGTAATTATTTTCATATTAATAGGAGCTGAACACTGTATAGCAGATTTTCCTTATTTAATAACTGTTTCAAATTTAACTAATATATTTAAATTTCTTTTAGTGATTATTGGTAATTCTATTGGAGCAATTTTCATAGAGAAAATGATTAAAAATGGGTAGATATAATACGATAATTAAAAATGATGTTGTAAATGGAGAAGGAATTTGCGTTTCTTTTTTTGTACAAGGTTGTCCCCATAGATGTCCGGGTTGTTTTAATATGGAAACATGGGATTTTCATAATGGACAAGCATATACAGAACAAGTTAAAGAGGATATTATAGATGCTATCCGCGCAAATGGTATATTACGTAATTTTTCAGTCTTAGGCGGCGAGCCTATGACTCCTTCAAATTTGAACATGACAGAAGATGTAGTAACAGCTGTGCGAAAAGCCTATCCAGAAATTACAATATTCTTATGGACTGGATATACTTTTTCTCAATTAGTATCAGCTGGTAATAATCAAATAAATAATATTCTTAATCAAATAGACGTACTAATTGATGGAGAGTTTATAGAAAAACGAAAAGATTTAAATTTAAAATTACGTGGTAGCTCTAACCAAAAAATTTGGAGGAAACAAGATGGGCAATGGTACGATAGAACCGAAAATTGATAGAATTACGGTTACATATGATAAATTTAAAAAAATGACTGCGGCAATTGAGACATTAGATTTAGATGATAATTCAGAAATTAGCTTTGAATTTATTGTTGGAAGTCTATTTCCAAATATAACAGAAAATATTAAAAAAGAAATTAAGACTCAATATACGAAAGGATATATTGAAGGAATGGCTACTGCTAAAGAAGAAAAATAATTAAAAGGTCAGATTTTTAGTCTGACCTTTAAATTTTGACAAAAAAAATTTTTTTTGATATAATATATATAGAAAGGAGGAAAATATGATTAAAATAGAGAATATAGCAGTAACCAATTTTGAAAGCGCTATTAGAGGTATGCGTAATCCTCTTAATAGCTGGGGAAGAATGGATAGTGTGTTTGAACCCGGTAAAGTCGTTCTTGGTTCAAATGATCTTAATCTTGCCCAAAAGTTAGTAAAATCTGGATCAGATCACAGTAAGTTCCTAAGACAAATTTTTGTTTCAATGGATATAACCGCGCCATTATATTGGTGGAAAGAGATGGACACCTATAAGGTTGGAACGACCGCCAATTCAACATCAACAATGCACACTCTTACAAAAAAAGAAATTACCAAAGATATGTTTTCATTTGATAATTTATATATGATAGTTGCTGAAGGTCATTCTACAGAAGGCAAATGGGAGTTAACTTTTGAAGATTGTATTGAAGATATATTAATATCTTGTAATAATCTTCGTGAAAAATTCTTAAAGACTGGAGACAAAAGATATTGGCGCGCCCTTGTACAATTACTTCCAAATGCATGGAATCAAACTCGTACATGGACAGCTAACTATCAAGTTTTACGACACATATATTTTTCTCGACAAAATCATAAACTGTCCGAATGGCATACATTTTGTGAAGCAATAGAGAAATTACCTTTTAGTAAAGAACTAATTACTATTTCATAGGGGGAAATAATATGAGAATCCTTAAACAAACTGAAGAATATAGAGCCAATACTGAAGAAGAAGCAAAGGAAATTATGGAAACTTTCAGAGCTGATGCTAAAGAAAAAGGATATACACTCGGTGCGAGTGGCTATACATATAAAACCAAAAAAGCTAAAGGCGAAATCATTGATGAAGCGTGGGTCGTAAAGGTCGTAAAGGTTATTGGAGGCGTTTGGGATGAGTAATGATAATATAGTTAAGTTTCCAAAAAACCCTGAAGAAGATAAAGATCTATTAACTTCAGTAGACCAAATTAAAAATGCTATTGATAACTCTGATGAGTTTGGACTTGACTTCTTAGATGCAATCCTTTCATTGGATGATGAAGAGGTCGCAACAGTTGGTCAACAACTTCTTTGGGAAATGGATAAAGTTTTTGATGATGAAGAATCCAAAATAGCAATCGCAAAAGCTGTACAAGCAGACGGTCTTTCTCTGGAAGATTTTGCAGAAACTTATCAGAAAATTGTTGATGAA